GCCGGAGTGTTCGGGGTGAGGAGTACGGCGGCGGCGGTGAGCACGGCGATGACGGGCGGTGCCCAGCTGGCCGAGCCGAATGCGAGCGGGATGACCTCCAGCGCCGCGCCGATGACGGCGACGATCGCCTTGCGGTACCTGCCGAGCTTGCCCATCACATGCCCCGGTCGGGGTCGACGGCCGGGAGCTGCGGCTGCGGGCCGCTGCCCTGCTTGCGGTCGGCGGCGCCGTCGATCAGGTCCATGGCGGCGTGGAAGATCGCCGCCTCGACGCCGAGTCCGTCCGCCCGCAGCGCCTTCTCGATCAGCTGGTCAACCTCCGGGGACATGACGACGGGCCGCAGGTGGGAGACGGCGGCGCCGCCTGCGTGCAGGACGGTGACGAACCACCGGGGCACCCACGCGTGATGGGACGGGACAGGCGGCAGGACGGCCGGCGCGGGCTGCTGGGGCGCGGCGTGCGCCCCGGCGCGGGCGGTTACGGTCTCGTCAAAGGCGGGCAGGCTGCTCATGATGGTGCTCCGTTCGGTTGCGGTGGGTTAGCGGCGGAGGCCATGGCGCCGAGCGCGCCGAGGATGAGGCGGGCGGCCTGCTGGTCACTGACGCGCGTCCAGCCGTGGCCGCGCAGGCGGTGCTCATGGTCGTAGCGCTGGGCGGCGTTGACGAGCCTGCCTAGTTCCTCTTCGGTGAGGGTCACGGTCACTCCTCGGGCAGCGACGGGACGGTGAATCCGGCCGCGCCGGCGGCGCGGGCGGCGTCGCTGATGGCGGGGACGATGTCGGACAGGTACGGCCCCGGGTCCAGCTCCAGCGCCCGGCACAGCACCTGCAGCGCCCTCTCCTGCCGCATGGTGTAGGCGAGGATGAGGGCCTGGTGGCCGTTGGTGACGGGCGTGTAGGTGACGAGCCTTTCGCGGATCGCGTCGGCGACGGTGCCGGCGATGATCGCGGCGGCCTGGGAGCGGTTCATGGTTCCTCCGGTTGGGATGGGCCGGTCAGGCCGGGCAGGAGGCCGGTCGGCTTCCAGTTGCCCAGGTCGCCGAGGAAGTGGCGCTCCACCGCGTCGGCCGGGTCGTCGCAGCAGTCGCAGCCTGGGGTGACGCAGTAGCCGGGCCCCTCTGGGTAGCCATCGTCGCCCCATGGCTCGCCTAGGCCGATGTCGGCGAGGAACTGGTTCTCTTCCTCGCAGGTGGGCGACATCGGGCAGGTGTCGCAGCAGATGACGCGCGGCGTCGCGTTACCCACGGCCGCCGTCCAGCGCCTCGCGGGCGAGGGCCCGGAGCGTGTGCGCGTTCGCCGCCGGGCTGGCGTCGATGTCCTCCAGCGCGCCCCGGTAGCGGGCGCGCTCGGCGCCGGGATGGTGCGCCTCGATCGCGGCGACATCATCGGCGATGACGATATTCACGCCGGGCGCGAGGCGGCGGAAGCGCTCGTAAGCGTCATGTCCCTGCTGCGCGGTCAGCCGGCGGCCGAACGCGATGACGACCGTGTCGCCTGGCGCGGCGGTGGCGACAAGCTGCCCGCGCGCCTCCTCCAGCTCTGCGGTGAGCTGCGCGGCCCGCGTGTCGTGCGCCTGCCGGGCCTGCGCCAGCTCGGCGGCCATGGCGGCGTGCGCGGGGGCGAGCCGCTCGATCGCCATGCTGGCAGCGGCGAGGATGACAGCCGCCATGTCCTGCCCGCCGGGCATCTCCAGCTCATCGCGGTGGCCCCACAGGTCCTCCCATTCGGGCAGGTGCCACTGATCGCCGGCTGCGGGGCGGATGGCGTCGTCCCACATGGCGGCGGCGAGCGCCTCCGGCGTGAGGTCAGCCACCGTCGCCGTCCAGCCCGGCGCGCTTGCGCCACCCGGCGATGCGGGCCAGGTCCTCGCCGACGATGGTCCACTCAGCGACCTCGCGGAGGATCTCGGCGGCCAGCTCGCGGAGAGCGCCAGTCTCGGCGGCCTCATAGGCGACCGCGCCAAGCTCGGGCGGCCGGACGGCGCGCTGGCTCGCCGCGCTGCGCGGCAGCTCGGCCAGCCCGGCGCGCGCCAGGTGCCGGTTCAGCGACGTCAGCGAGATGCGGGCGGACCAGCCGGACTGGGCGGACGGCCCGAACTCCCCGCACAGCTGCTGGTAGCCGTCGCGGACGGCGCGGGTCTCGGCCATGGCGGCGGCCAGCTCCGGGGCGGCCTGCTCGCCGAGCACCTCGGCGATGAGGGCGCGGGCGTCGACCGGGTCGCGGCCGTTCAGCTCGACGTAGCGGGCGACGGCCGCCTGCGCGGCGGCGTCCCACTGGGCGCGGAGGTCCTCGTGCAGCCCGTTCCACGGCGTGCCGGGATACCAGTCCGCCCCGAGCTCGCCGAACGCCTGCCGGGCGGCCTGCCCTGGCGTGGCCGTCGCGGGCGCCGGGGCGCTGGCGTACCAGCCGAGCCTGGCCACCACGGGGTCAGTGCAGGTGCCCTGCTGGTGGTAGGTGATGCCGCCCTGCTCCGGGCAGCCGCATGGCGGCGGGGACGGCGGCGACTCCGGGAACACCTCGCTCACGTGCCCCGCACCGCCTTCAGGACCCGGGCGAACTCCTCGCCTAGCGGGTCGGCGACCAGCACCAGCCACGCGGCGTGGCGCAGCGCCTCAGCGCGGGTCATGCGGGCCTTCGGGGCCATGACGACGATGAGGCCGTCGCCGCGGCCGCCGACGAACTGGTCATTGGCGGCCTCGATGCCGGCGCTCATGCGAGCGTGATCTTCTGGCCGCCGAAGCGGGCCGACAGCAGCTGCTCGTACCGGGCATGCTCGGCCTCGGCGGCGTCCGCGAGGGCGTCCATGTACTCGTCCCGGGTGATGATCCCCTTGGCGATGAGCAGCGTGGCCAGCGCGGCGTCGTTGACGAGCGCCGAGTTGACGCCGACCCGCAGCTGCTTGGGCGTCGTCGCACCCCTGCTGCCGGACGGGTCGCTTTCCATGTCGGTGGCGATGCCGGATTGCATGGCGTGCATCGCGGCGACGTAGCGCTCTTGCGGTGTCATTTCGCTTTCTCCTTCGCTTTCGCGGTGGCTTTCTTCCACCTGGCGTTCTCCGCCTCGATCAATTTCCGCTTCTGGGATGGCGTTATCCGCCATTCCCACATCCATTCCACGTACTTCGCTATCCGCGCCTCGTGCCCGGCCTTCGTCGTGACCGGGGCCAGCTCGGGGCAGTTGCCCGCCCAGTGGTCCGCGCCGCTGCAGTCGAAGCAGCCGAACGGGGACGTCACCCCGGGGCCTCCGCAGGCTGGCGGGCGAGCCAGGCGCGCAGCTCGGGCGGGTCGCCGGGCAGCTGCTGCCAGCGGGGCAGCGCGCGGGCACCGTCGGCTAGGCCGAGCGGCTCCTCGGCGGGCTGGCGCCCCCGGATGGCCCCGTTGAGCCATGCTGCAGCCTTGCGCTCGGCGACATGGTCAGCGACGTAGGCGGCCTCGTCGCGGGCCTGCATCCGCTCCAGCATCACGGTCTTGGCCTTGAGGAACTCCTCAGTTGCCGGCGTCCCGCCAGCGGGGTCCAGCTCGCGGCGGTTCGCGAACTCCAGGGCTTCGGTGAGCGTGCGGCTCGACGGGTGGGATGCCGCCGAGCGGCGGGCCTGGGCCACGATGTCGGCGACGTCGATGAACTTCTGCGAGTGCTTCAGCGCGATCACGGCGGCCTGCGCGGCGCTGAACTCCAGCTCCCTGAGGACCGCGTGCCAGGCGATGGGCGTCTTGCGGTCAATCGCCTGGTGCGGGCAGAGCGCGTGGACGAACTCCACCAATTTCACCGTTTCCGTTGGCGTCATTTGCGGCCTCCCATTCCTCGATCTGCGCTGCCATCCGGTAGTTGTCGTCGAATATCCCGGCTACTTCCTCAGTGCGGGACTGCCGCGAACTGCCATTCGGCTGCCTGCCGATGCCGTTGTCGGCGTTTCGCATCCAGGTGCGCCATGCGGCGGTCCAGTCGAGTTTCCTGGCCTTCGCGCCGCTGGCGGCATTCCAGTGGTCGGTGAATTGCTCGGTCTCGCGCTTGCCGTCGACGCGGGGCACGTTGGCCCTGGCCCAGGCGACCATGTCGGGCGTGACGGTGAAATCGGCAGGCAGTCGCGTGGCGGTCGTCGGGCGGTTTCGCCCCCCGGGGGGCACCGACGGCGAAGCCGGCGGTGGGGGGCGGTCTTTAAGTGCCTCTGCCTCTGCCTCTGCCTCTGGCATCGGATCGCATGCCGTTCGCATAGCGTCGTCGGTGCGCGGTTGATGCGATTTGGTATCGCGATCGCTTCCCCATCGTGCTGCCGCCGCACGCTTGCCCGATTCCGACCGTCGTACGGACAGTTCCTCGATCTCCGCCTTGGACCGCTGATGGCCGTCCGGTCCGATGAAGTCGTGCATCTGGTAGCCGCCGCTGACCTTCTCGGCCAGTCCGCGCTCTACCAGCTTGCGGTGGTCGGCCGGCGGCCCGGTCTCACCCCACACGTCGTCGCTGATGAAGCCGTCGGTGTGGTAGCGCCCGGCGAAGCACCACAGCTCAACCAGCGTCCAGCGCGCCGAGCGGGGCAGCCCGGCGAGCTTGGGGTGACCGGGCAGGAGTACGTCTACGCGGATGTACTCCCAGTTAGGGCGGGCCACGCATCACCTTCTTTCACTCTGTTCAATCGGCCGCCTCAGACTATGCCACGTGTCATGTGGCTACGCAACATGTTGCGTAGCCATGTATGATGTCGCCAAGTTGACATAGGCCACACGGATGTGACAATGCGAAGGTGGATGATGCACCGATGACCGCGATCACCAGCGCGCGTGACGCCTACCTCGCGGCGCGCCAGGCCGTCACTGAGGCGCGCCTGGCGCTGGGTCGTGCCATCGCGGATGCCCGCGCGAAGGGCGTCGAGCAGGTTGACATCGCCAGGAAGCTCGGCCTCACCCGCGAGCAGATCAGGCGCTATGAGGCCGAGTACCGCGAGTCGGCCGGCGGCTAGCCGCGCGGCGGTCATGCGCCGCACTGCCAGCACGGCAGCGGCATCGCGGGCACGTCCGCCTGCGCGCAGCCGCAGCCGGGGCAGGCGCGCATCGCGATGGGCCGCAGGGGTGCCGTGGGGTACCAGCCGAACACGGCCGGGTCGGGCTGGCGGGGCGACGGGGCGCGGTCAAGTTCGCCCCAGGACATGGGCGGTGCCTCGGCCTGCCGGGCGGTGACGGGCTGGGCCGGCTCGGGGGCGTGCTGCGCCGGGGCATCCTGGCCCCGGCGCAGGCTGGTGAGGAGGCTCATCAGTCGCCGCTGATGCTCATGCCGGGCGTCCCTGCATGACGGTGGCGGCGCACGCCGCGGCGACCTGGTCCGCGATCTGGGCGACGGCGTCGCGGGCGGTGCGGGCCGGGTCGGCGAGGAAGTAGCCGAGCTTCAGGTCGCCGTTGGTGAGGCGGTAGCGGAACCGGGCCGGGACGAGCGCGGGCGCGCAGTCCTCGAACGGGACGATGGCGAGCGCGAACTCCGACGGGATGACGATCTCGCCGCGCTGGCCGGCGCTGGCCTCGACGTTCTCCACGTAGGTCAGCTGGGTCTGGCCGGTGGCGAGCCGGGTGCCCTTGGAGAAGTTAACCTTGGTGTGGGCGTGGAACTCCTGGGCGACCTCCAGCAGGTCGGCGGCCGACACGGGGCCGGCGGCGGCGACGTCGCGGGCGTTGTCCTCGAGGAACTCGGCGAACTCCTGCTGGCTGAGCCACCTGCGGTCGTTGGCCAGCCAGGTGCGCCACGGCAGCGACGTCTGCAGGGCCAGGACGAGGCGGTGCTGCTGCCAGCGTGCGCCGTCGGTCTTGTGCGCGTCCAGCACCGCCGTGAACGTCGCGGCGTCGAGGTCGGCGAAGACCTCGGTGCCGTCGTCGGCGTGCCGCTCGTAGTAGTGCGCGAACGAGGCAACGTCGCGGACGGTGACGGTGCCGCGCTTGCGCTCGGGAAAATCGAGATAGGCGTCGCCGGTGAGGTCCAGCTTGTGGAGATTGCCGTTGGCCACGACGGCGTAGACGTAGCCGGGGTCGTACTGCGCCAGCCCGGCGGCCTCCTGGGCGAGGTCGCGGATGATTGCGGCGGCGTCGCCGGTGACTTGCTCGGTCATTGGCTTCAGTCCTGGGTCTCGAAGAGGGTGCCGTGGGAGCGGGGGTCGTTGCGGTTGAGGCCGCCGTGCTCGTCGTAGAAGAACAGCCCGGCGTGCGGGTCGCGGCTAGGTGACTTGACGGACACGCGGCCGGATAGCTGGACGGTGTCGTTGTTGCCGGTGAACGGGGCGACCTCCAGCGTCAGGGTGAGGGTGCCCTTCTTGCCGACGGCGGTGACCTCCTGGACGAGGTCGGCGAGCATGGCGGCGGCCTCGTCGGCGAGCGCGCCGCGGTTGACCTGGGCGAGGACGTGCGCGAGCTGCGGCACTTCCTCCTTGGCGGCCTGCTGGTCGTTCAAGATTGCCCCTTATCGTTTTCTGTGATTGGCGGGTCATTGGGGACCTCGCGGACGTGGAGGACGATGCGGCCGCGCGGGTGCAGCGGGTACACCGGCCCGATCCGGTAGTGCACGGCGGTGACGTGCTTGCCGTCGTCGTCGGGCAGGACCCCGGCGGCGACCAGGCCGTCAATCAGCGGCTTGCCGGTGGCGGCGTAGTTGTCGGGGTCGCGGCGGCGCCGGTCGGGGGGCTGGTACTCGACGGTGATCTCGGCGCGCTGCAGGGCCGGGGCCTTGGCGGCGCGGGCCATGACGTGGGCGGCTGACTTGAGCTGCTGTGCGGCGCGGTTGCGCTCGGCCCAGTGCAGGCGGCCGTTCAGCGACAGGACCGGCAGCCCGGGGGGCAGGGCGATGCTGAGCTCGCGGGAGCCGGGTTCGCCGCTGGTGGTGACGGTGAACTCAGCCACCGTCGCTGTCGCCCTTCGCGCGCAGTTCCGCCTGGACGGTCCGCGCGGGGATCAGCTCGATCTCGGTGATGTCGCTGATGGTGGCGCGCCAGACGCGGACCGCGTGGTTCTTGCCGCGCTGGCGTGCCCTTTCCTCGACCTGGTAGGCGGCGTGGGGGCCGTCGGCGATGGCGGTGATGGGCCATTCGCCTGCGGCGGTGACGAGGTAGACGTATTGCAGGGGCGGCTTGTCGCGGCCCGCGTAGTTGCCGAGGTCAGCCATGCTCGCGCGCCTCCCCGGCGGCCGGGCCGCCGTCAGTACGGCGGCCGTCCGTTAGCTCGGCGTAGGCGACGCGGATGGCCGGGACGTCGCCGGGGTAGTGGTGGATGACCTTGAGCGCCCCGGCGAGGGTCGGATGATAGGCCGGGGTGAGTAGCGCCTGATGCTTGCGGCAGTCGGCCAGGTAGGCGCGGACGTCGGCGGTGAGCCGGTCCTTGCCGGTGAGATGAGGGGCGGCGTGGCCGCGTGTCCATTCACGGTTCGCGATGCCACCGGTCCACCGCTGGTCACTCGCCACCGCGCGCCTCCTCGGCCGCCGTCAGCATCTCGATCAGGTACGCCCGCGTGTCCTCCTGCTTCGCGGCGGCCTGCGCCTTCCAGTGGCCGAGCGTGTCAAGGATTCCCTTGGCCTCGTTGCGGGACAGGTCCTTGGTCGACGCGAGCTCGCGGCCGATGATCTGCCCGCACAGCCCGCGCGCCTGGTCCTTCTCGTCGGAGCCGAACTGGAACTCCTTGTTCAGCACGGTCCAGATGGCGGTGATCTGCGGCGTGGTGACGGTGCCGTGGGTGTCGTAGTCGCTGTCATCGGGGCTGCTCGCGGAGCCATCGGGCGAACTCGTTGATGGCGGCGACGTCCCCTCTGGTGAGCGGACCTGGCCCGCAGGCGATGACGCCCGCGGGGAGCCGGTAGGGTCCGGCTCTTCCTCGCCCGGCAGCGGCGGCAGCGCGTCACCGGACGGGGCAGTCGGCCCGCTGGCAGGGGCGGGGGCTGGGGGCTTCCGCGGTGCCTGCGCGGAGGCGTCCGCAGGTCCCGCAGCGGTAGGGCGGCGGCTGGCGCGCTGCGCGGTGCGGGGCTTGTCCGCCGCCGGCGGCGGCGCGCTCGCGGTGCCCTCGGCGGCGATGGCCGCCGGGCTGTCCTCGTCCGCGATGCCGTCCTCGATCTCCTCCGCCGCGTACGGCATCCCGGCGATGACGTCGGCGAACGCGCGCCGTGCCAGCCGGGCCGACGCGCGGGCGTACAGCTTGTCCTGCGGGTAGCCGCCGAGCTGTAGCTTGGCCGTCTGCGCGTCCGCCGTGCTGAACCCGGCGGTGGTCCACTCGGCCTGCCCCTTGCGCCGGCCCTTGACGATGACGCGGGTGTTGGTGACCTCGACGTCTACCCACTCGTGGCCCTGCGCCTGGATGAGCGCCCGCATGACCATGGCGGACAGGCCGGGCTTGCCGTGGATGACGTGGATGTTGGCCAGGCTGGTCATCGGCGGAAGCCCCAGCTCGCGGCCGGTGAGGATCGCGGCGGCGGTGGCGGGGGCGGAGCCGCGCAGTCCCTCGGGGACGAACGGGCTGCGGCAGATGACCTCGGCGAGGCGGACGACCTGGTCGGCGACCTGGATCCAGTCGTCCAGCTCGCCGCGGGGCGACGCGGCGACGGGGATCAGCTCGCCGCGGGGCTGGTAGATGGCTACTTCACTCATCAGAACGGAACCTCATCTGCGTATTGGGGCTGGTCGCGCGCCACGCGCAGCCAGTGAGCGGCCTCGGCGCGCTCGTAGTGGGCCTTGCGGTCGGCCTTGTCCTGCCAGTAGCCGACGTGGATTGAGCGGGCGAGGATGCACGGCTGGCACTTGCACTGGGCGAACTCGTCGCGGCGGCCGTAGGAGTCGGCCGGGTAGGTGTTGTGGCCCTTGATGGCGGCGAGGATCGCCTCGTGCATCTGGCTGTTCTCGGCCATGTGCTCGGCGAACGCCTCGGCGATGTTCGCCTCGCGGCAAGGGCAGGCCGGGTGGTGATCGGCGCAGGCCTCGTAGCGGAGGTCGCGCGTGTCCCTCGGCAGGTCGTAGTAGCGCGGCCGGTGGCTGTCGTTGAACCAGATGCGGCGCAGCGGGCCGACCAGGCTGGCGCTCACGAGGTGCGCACCGGGGGCATCAGCGCGTCACCCTTGTAGTCGCGCGACTCGGCGGCAGCCTTGGCCACCTGCTGGATATAGAGGAACTGCCGCCACACGTCCGGCCCGGCATCGTACGGGTACAGGTCATAGCCGTCAGCGCGCAGCCAGATCACCCCGCACTTGTCGACGGGGATCATCGGCACCACCTCGCCGTTGCCGTCGATGTGGTGGGTGGCGTACCGGTAGGCGGCCAGCTGGAACGCCGTATCGCCATAGGCGCCGCTGGCTGAGGTTTTCCAGTCAAGTAGCCACGTCTCGCCGTCGATGCGGGCGAGCAGGTCCAGCGTCCCGGCGTACAGGTACTTCTCGTGGTAGACGGGCGTCTCGGCGGCGATGACGTCGGGGTCCCACTCGTTGAGGAACCTGACGCAGGACTCGACGTGCCCGGCGAGCTCGTCGGGGACCTGGACCTCGTCGCCGCGGGCGATGGGGTCGGCGAGGGCGTGGATGCGGGTGCCCTTGACGGCGGCGGTGTTGCGGGCGGCGTCGGGTGCCTTGGCGAGCTTGGCGAGGCGGCTGCCGACGGGCAGCTGGGCGAGCGAGTCCCATTCGTTGACGGCCATCTCAGCCACCGTCTTGGCTGCCCAGTTGACGAGGGCTGGCTTGGGCAGTCCGGCGTTGATGATGGTGGTGACGCCGTCTAGCTTTCGGTCGCCTAGGTAGTAGGCGTGGCCTCGGCCGTAGTTGCTGCGCTTGAAGTCGGTCATTAGTGCAGCCCTCCGTGGCAGTGGACCTCGAAGCAGTCGGTTCCGCAGGTGCACCGGAACGCCGTGGAGCCGGTGCGGCAGCGGTGGCAGGACTGCCTTGCGCTGGCCAGGTCGGCGCGGGTGGGGGCGACCATGCGCGGGGTGAGCGCGTCCTGGGCGGCGGCGAGCTGCCCGGTGACGACATGGTCGGGGCCGGTGAGGTCGCCGAGGTGCGGCCCGTGGATGGCGTCCAGCTCGGCGAGGCTCATGGCGCGGGTGACGGGCAGGTGCTCCCGGTCCACGTCGCCGGTGACCTTGCGCAGGTGGCCGTGGCCGGGGATGCCGCCCTGGCCGTCGCCTGCGTCCATGAGGCCGCCGACCCGCCGTGCCATGCGGTGCGCCCTGGCCAGCAGCCACACGCCGGCGGCGGCGGGGGCGACGACGGCGGTGCACCATCCGGCGATCCGCAGTGCCTCCATGCCGGCGTAGGGGAGCGCGGCGAGGACGTAGGCGCCGAAGTCAGCCGGGTACGGGGTCATCCTGTCCTCCCGGCGATCTTGGCGTTGACGGCCCCGATGGCGGCGGCGCAGGCTGCGCGGTGCTCAGGTGATCCCGTGCCGGCGTCCTGGTAGGCAGCCCACACGGCATCGCGCAGCTTCCTCGGTGCCATGTACCAGTGCCGGGGGCACATCAGCTTGCGTGGCGGCACGGCGGCCGCGCAGTCCCTGGCGGGGCACTTGTGGCCGGTCACGTCGTCCTCCCCGTGCGCTCGGCGGTGGCCTGCTCCAGGCGCTGCCGGTGCTCGGCGGCGCTGGCCTCGGCACCGGCGAGGCGGCTGGCGCGGGCCGCGTTGGCCGCCTGCTCGGCGGCGAGCGCGTAGGCGTAGGAGTCGGCGGCGGCGAGGATGCGGTCGACGTCCTGCGCGCCGCGCTGGCGGTTGCCGCCGCGCTCGCGCCAGATGACGGATTCGAGTGCCTCGCGGGCGTCGGCGGCGGTCACGCTGCCGCCTTCCTCGCGGCGCGCCGGGCGGCCTGGTAGGCGCGGCTGTGCTCGTTGCCAGCCTCGGCGCAGTGGGCGCACGGCTCCTCGCGTGCGTACCGGTGCCGCTGGTAGCCCGCGTAGGTGCCGTGCGGCTGGGTGGCCTTGCGCCCGCGCTTCGCCAGCGGCGGCGGCGGCTCTTCGTCGTTCCGCAGCAGGCCGAGGGCTGTCATCTCGTCCTGCATGGCGAGGATGATCGCGGTGGCCTGGTCACCCGGGCGGACGGCGGTCACCAGGTCACCTCCGCGTGCCTCGCCAGCCCGGCGATGAACCGGCAGTACGCGGCCCCGGCTTCTCCTGAGGGTCGCCTGGCACCGGTCTCCCAGGTGGACACGGCCATCCTGCTGACGCCGAGCGCGTCAGCGATGGTCTGCTGGGTGATGCCGGCGGCGCGGCGGAGGGTGCCGGGGCTCATGGCGGCGAGCCGCCTGGCGTGGCCCCGGCTCTGCAGGCGCTGCCCTGCGGCCCTCATGCTGTCCACCTCGCCGTGGAGTCGCGCCAGCGCTCAAGCTCGGGATAGAAGGGCCGGAAGATGTTGCACGCCGCCGTCCCGCCGGCCGCCCGCATCGGCTGGGTGGGCCGGTAGTCGCCCCGGTAGCCGGGCATGGGGTGGTCGCCGGCGTAGGTGACCCACGCGGGCCGGCCGTCGTAGGGGTGCTGCCCCCGACCGGGATAATCCCTGGGCGGGGCGGTCGGGGGCAGCGTCGCCGCGCCACCGGGGGGGGTGGTGGCCACGGCGGCCGGAGGCGGGGCACCTCCGGCGTCAGTCCCGGTGCCGTCCGCAACGGCACCGGGAGCATGTGGTTGCCCCGGCCCGCACCGCGCCGCCCTCCACGACGGCGGGTCTGCGGGCCGGGGCACCGCCTGCACCGGTCGCCCGGCCGGGGCAGGGGCTGCCGCCGCCGCGCGGGGAAGCACGCGGCGGAAGATCACCGGGATCACCGGGATGAGCCGGATGAGCGTCCACGTATCGCGGGCGGCGGCGCGCAGGCGGCCCAGCCGGGCGCGGAGGGCGTCGCGGCGCTGCCCGTCGCGGCGGTGACGGCCGGCGGTCACGGCGTCACCAGCCGGGCGGTGAACGTGAACGGCTCTACCTGGCGCGCGGAGTCGAACGCCGCGATGAAGGCGGCTGCCGCAACGGGCATGCAGTAGGAGACCCAGATGCCGTTCTCGTCCGGGATGTCCGCGCTGACGGTGCTGACGATGACAGTCGACTCTCCGTCGGCGTTTACGGGCGCGGTGCCGCGCAGCCGGGCGATGGCGCGGGCGATGGGGCACAGGCACAGGCTGCGCTTCTCGCCTAGCCGGATGTCGTCTGCGGTGACCTCGATCACCAGCTCAGCGGGGGCGCTCACGACGCGGTCCCGTGGCCGTCCGCGTCCCACCCGGCGGGGACGGTGACGGGGCGGCTGAGGTCGACTTGCGCGCCGAGCAGGACCGGCGCGGACGCCGACACGAACCCGATGCGGCTGACGGGCGCGTCACGGCGGGGCAGCCCGGCGGCGTCCTCCGGGTAGCCGGGGTCGGCGGCCTCGGCGGGGTCCGTCGCGGGCGGGAACGGCGCAGGCACGCCGTACTGGGCGTTGAAGGCGTCGGCGACCTCGGCCGCCGACGGCGCGGACGGGGCGGCCGTCGTGCGGGCGAACGGGCGCGGCGTCCCCTTGCACGACGGCAGCGGGTCATGCCCGGCGGGCAGCTCGCACAGGCTGGTGTCGCCCCAGAGGCGCAGGCCGCACGGCGGCTCGTCCCCGGCGACGGTGAGCGGCTGCCCGGAGGCGATCGACGCGGCGAGCGCGTCAGCATCCGTCCACATCCGGCGCATCCCGTCGTCATCCGGCCCGCAGTGGAACTGGTGCGCCCCGGCCTCGGTGCAGGCGTCGCCGTCGGGGGACACGGCGGGGCAGGCCACCGGGGCGCGCCAGGTGACCTCCTCGCCGTCGGCGCTGGTGTACGCGCAGGTGCCGGGGTGGCCGTAGTCCAGCTCGCAGTACTCGCCGGACTCATGCCGCTCGAGGCAGTACTCCATCGGCCCGGCGGGCGCGGTCATCGCGAGGACGGCGGCCTTCGCCGCGCGGATCCCCGCGAGCGCCACGACGACGTCGCGCATCAGCCGTTCTCCGGCCGCCTCGTCGATGAGGAACTCGCGCGGCTTCGCGCCGGGGCGGACGGCGATGCTGAGCGGCATCAGCGGCTCTGGCGGTGCTGGCACTTCGGACTCCTTTACAGTTGAGCTGTCCGGCGAGTGGACTCCCGCCGGGCTGCCACCCCCGCGCAACCGGGGGTGGCTTCGTTTTCAGGCGGCGCGGGCGTCCGCGGGCTGCTGGCAGGCGGCGAGGATCGCCGCGCAGCGGTCGGCCTGCTCCTGGGTCAGCGGCCCGAGCTGGATGCCGCGGCGGGTCCCGGCGGCGTAGGTCGCGGCGAGGGCGCGCGGGGCGCGGGGCTGCGGCGCGGCCATCAGGACGCCTGCGCGGGCAGCGGGGCGATGAGCGCGGCGACTTCCTCGCCGACGATCCTGGCAACGGGAACGCCGAGATGGCTGGCGATGGCCTGGCAGTGGTCGAGGCGGGGGCGTCGCTCGCCGCGCTCGATGTGCCGGATGTGCCCCGCGGTCACGCCGATCGCCTGGCCCAGCTCATCAGAGGTGAGGCCACGGGATTCGCGCAGCATGCGGATGATGTGGCCCGCTGCGCTCTCCCAGTCGTGCGATGGGGTTTCTGGCATGAGTGAGACGGTACTCCGCGATACTTCGCAGCGCAAGCTTAATCCTCGCGATACTTCAAATCACTTCAGATCGCTAGTCATATGCGATCCGTGCCGATACAATCCGATACATGTCAGACCGGGGAACCCGCGCCCCAGCGCAAGACTGGTACGACCTCGTCATTCAGACGATCGCGCTCAAGAACATGACGAAGGCGCAGCTAGCGAGCCGCTCGGGCGTCTCGCGCGCCACCATTGACCGGTGGGGGAAGGGCGCGAGCCGCCCGGCTCAGGCCGCCTCCGTCAATGCCGTCGCCGACGTCCTCGGCATCCCCCGCGAGCGCGCATTGCGCCTGGCCGGGGTCATTGCCGCCGACCCGGCGGAGCCCGAGCGCTCCCCGCCGCGCGACGTCATTGACGAGGCGTTCGGTGATAAGGCCGGCGACTTCCGCGAGGCGGTGCGCCGCATCCACGGCCCCGACGCGGACCGCAAGCTCAGGCTCGTGGAAGAGGCCCTGAGTCAGCCGCCCGCCGCAGATGACGCCGCTCCCGGCACGCCTGCCGCTCGGCCAGCTCCGCGATGACCCGCGCGTACACCTCATCGCCCTGGCGGCGCAGCCCGAGCGCCAGCCAGCACAGCGCGGCGACGATGGTGACGGTGACCGCCCCGGACCGGTCCGCGGGCATCACCCGCGCAGGCATGTCCCCCCACATGTCGGCGGCCGCGCCGCCCCACAGTGCGGCGGAGAAGGCAGTCAGGGCTATCGCCGTGATCTTGAGTGACCTGGTCGCTGTGCGCACGGGGACCTCCCCAGTCCGTTGTGACGCTGCGCGGGCGATTCTTATGCAATTGCACGGAATCTCTCTAGGACTCGTTAAGCTACTCCCGCTGTCTGCCGTTGACAAGGCTTATCCGTTGTTATCCGTTGTTGTCTTTAACCCTCTGAACCGCATCTGTGACAAGGAGCAGCGCCATGACCAGCGACCCCTACTCGCAGCAGCCGCCCCGGTACCCGCCGCAGCAACCCCCGTCACAGCCGTACCCGGGCCAGTGGTCCCGGCAGCCGCCCGGCTACCAGCCGCCGTACGGCTCCAGCCGCGAGGCCGTCTCCGTCCGCGGCGAGATGGGCCAGCCGGAGAAGATCGCCTGGGCGGTCGCCGTCATGTGCACGCTCGGCCTGGCGCTCCCGTTCTACCTGGCGAAGAAGCGGAAGCTGCGCCGCACGACGGTCACCCGCTACCGCTGAGGCCGCCCCGTGGAAGACGCCGCCCCGAGGGCCGCGATCTACACCCGCATGTCGTACGCGCTGGACGACGACCAGACCAAGGTCGCCGACCAGGAGCGCAGGTGCCGCGAGCTCGCCGCCGCGCGGGATATCGAGGTCGGCCCGGTCTACACCGACAACAACCGCTCCGCGTGGCGGCGTGGCCGCAAGCGCCCCGGCTGGGACGCCATGCTGGCCGGCATCGAGGGCGGCCGCATCGCCACTATCGTCACCTACCACGGCGACAGGCTGATGAGGCAGCCGCGCGACCTGGAGACCCTCATAGAACTGGCCGAGTCCAAGGGCATCCGGATCCTGTCGGTGGCCGGGACGCGCGACCTGGACTCCGCCGATGACCGGTTCATCCTGCGGATCGAGGTGGCCCAGGCGTGCAAGGCGTCCGACGACTCGTCCCGCCGCAAGAAGGCGCAGCTGGAGCGGTGGCGGGCAGCGGGGCGCACGGTGACCGGCGGCCGCGGCGGCCGGCCGTACGGGTTCGCCACCGACGGGGTGAGCGCGGTCCCGGCCGAGCAGGACGTCATCAGGGACGCCGCGCGGCGGGTGCTGGCCGGCCAGTCGGTCACGTCCGCGGCCCGTGAGCTCACCGCCGCGGGGCACCGCACCCCGGCTGGGAACGCGTGGACGCACGACAGCCTCCGCAAGATGCTCGCCCGGCCGCGGCTGGCCGGGCTGATGCCCGACGGCGAGAGCCGCGCCGCATGGGAGCCGGTGCTGGACCGCGAGGAGTGGGAGCGGCTGCGCCTGGCGCTCGACGGCCGCGCGGCCGCCAACCCGAAGGCGACCAGCGCCCGCAGGTGGCTGCTGGCCGGCATCGCCCGCTGCGGCGCCCCGGGCGCCGACGGCGAGTGCGGCGGCCTGATGCGCTCATCCCGCGCGGGGGACAACAGGCCGGTCTACTCATGCTCGGCCTGCCGCCGCCTGGACCGGTCCGCCGTCCACCTGGACGCGTACGTGTCCGCGGCGGTCGCGGCCCGGCTCGGCGACGAGGCCAACCCGGTGCCCGCCGTGCCCGCCGTGCCAGCGCACGCGGCCGAGTGGGCGGCGCTGGGCAGGCAGCGCGCCGAGGTCGACGCCCTCCTCGGCGACTACCGGGCGAGCGCCGGGCGCACGCGGACGCTGATGCGGCAGCTGGACCAGATCGACGCCCGGATGGCCCAGCTGCGCGAGCAGGCGGGCGCGTCCGAGCGGGAGCGGCTGCTAAGCCAGTACCGCGGCACCACGCTGGCGGAGTTCCTGGACCTCCCGCTGGACGTGCGCCGGGCGCTCACCCGGGCTACGGTGAAGGTGACGGTGCTGCCCGCCAGCAGGCGCGGGCCGGGATTCCGGGAGTGCGATGCCCGCGTGGAGACCGCGTGACGCTGGCGACTTGAGCGGGATCAAGTCGCGGGAATCACGCGGTCCCCGGCTGCCAGGTCACGTAGGTGCCCTTCCCCCGGCGCACCTCCACCATGCCGCCCTCGACGAGCAGCGCGATGCCGGCGCGGACCGTCGTGCGGGACACCCCGTACCAGTCGGCGAGCGCGGGCTCGGACGGGATCGGCATGTGGAAGGCGAACTCGCCCGTGCGGATGCGGCGCTCCAGGCGGCGCGCGACCACCTGGTACGCGGTGTCGTAGCCGCGGGGATCGATGGGGTCCTGGTCGCCCTCGGCGGCCCGGCCGGCCTCTTCCGTCATGGTGATCACCGTAGACAGCATGTGACCAGCATAAACGTTGCCGTATGTCTCATGCTGGCCGGTGTTGTCTGTGGACATCACCAGACCGTGCGGGTACGGTGGCCGGTAGCGCGCCGCTCGCATCTCGCCAGCGGCGCGCCCCGGACCCGGGACGGAGGGGCAATGACAGGACAGCCAGCGGCGACGGCGCCGTTCAGCGACCGCGCGCACGAGGTGACGCCGGTTGAGGGGAGCGCGGTGCGCACCAAGCCGGGATTCGGGGCGGCGCCGGCGAACCTGCTGCGCGCCGAGGACTACCCGGTTGAGGCGATCGACCAGGCGTGCGGGGAGATCGTGCGGTCAGAGCACATCCGCGCGGGCTGGACGCACACGGGCCGCCGCCCGGGCGACCCGCGGTAACGAAGGAGAAGGATCATGGGCAAGGGAGTTCAGAACGCGCAGATGCAGGGATCGCAGCACGGCGCGCCGCAGGGGCAGGAGTGGCCGCACATCCTGATGGCCGAGGGGCCGTCGGCGGCCAACTTCGATGGCCTGGCGCGGATCTAGCGTGATGCCGGAGCGGCCCGCGGCGGGCTTCCCGCCGCGGGCCCGCCGTATCGCGCGGGGGCTGGCCAGCGTGGCCGTGGTGGTGGCCTTCGCCGTGGTGACCGCGGTGGCGCTGACGGCGCTGGGGCTGGTGCCGTGAGGGACCGGCTGGTTGACAGGCTGCTGTTCACCGTGTCGATGCTGGCCGCGATCGCGGTGACCACGGCGGTGATCCTGGCGGTGGTGAGCGCCGTCCGCCCGGTTCACGGGCGCCTGGTCGTGCGCCCGGCGGCCACCGCGTCACAAATTCCCGGCGGCTAGCCTGCGCTCATGGTCACTGACCTTGCCGTCCAGCTTCACCAGCTGCGCCGTCAGGTCCTGCACCGCCCGCGTGTTGTCCCGGACGGCCGTGGTCTGCTCGGCGTCCTGCTGCCACTTCTTGCGCATCCCCCGCAGGATCTGGTTAGCCGCCAGCACGCACCCCAGCAGGGTGCCGCAGCTGGACAGGATCACCACGAGCAGGTTCACTCAGCAGCCGTCCTCATCGGCCCACAGCCGCAGCCCGAGGTACAGCTTGTAGTACTGCTCGCGGGACGGGTTGGCCGCCGGGTCCGCCGGGGGCCGCACCGGGGTCACGGTCAGCGCCTCCAGCGCCGAGCAGGCATGCCGGGCGTAGCTGGCCACGTACCAGGTGGCGTACCCGATCGGGATGCCGACCGACAGCGCGAAGCACGCCACGAACGCCGCGACCCACAACCGCACCCGCGGCGGCCGGCCTGCCGCCTCATCCTCGCCCATCGCGGCACCTTCCTCTCATGAGGCGAACGGGGCTTCCGGCACGCACGCCAGCGCGACGTCGAACCGGAACCCCGAGATCGTCCAGGTGAACCCGAACGCCAGCTGGTTGATGTCCGCCGACGTCAGGTCGGCGGGGCCGTTGACCACCCGCAGGTAGTCACCGGGGATCATCGCCACCACCTGCGCGTACAGCTCGGCCGCCGCGCTGCGGCTCAGCTGGAAGTTCACCGCCGGGTACCGGTCATCGTCGACGGTGCCCAGCTCCAGGATCCTCGCCGCCACGCCCGCCAGCTGGCTGTCAGCGTAGGCGTTGACGGTCAGCGGGAACGGGTACTGGCCTGCGCCGTCCGGCGGCGCAAGGTAGGACAGCGCCCCGGCAGACTGCCGCACGGTCACGCTCGACCCGTTGACCCGGCTCACGGTGACGATGTTGCGGGTCAGCAGGTCATCCTCGGTCGGCAGGAACGGCGCGGACAGCTGCGCGAGCGAGTAGTCGGCGATCACCTTCGGGTGCTGGGCGGTCATGCTGGCCAGGGTGCGGTACGCCAGCCCGAACACGCTCGCCGGCTCGTACAGCAGGCCGCCGTCGAGGTCGGGGATCTGCTGCAGGACGTTGATCAGCTTGTCATCGGGCTGCGGGCCCATCGCCGGGGTGGCATCGACGTTGCCCGGGATTGCGTACTGGACGCCCTCCTCGCTGCACAGGCGGATGAACCGGCGCCCGGCCCGCTCCTGGGCCCAGCCGGAGACCGGGCCGAGGCCATTGACGTTGCTGCCGGCCAGGCTGCTGAGCGCCTCGGAGGAGTACTGGACCAGGAGGTGCCCGAATGACGTGCTGGTCAGCGCGCCGCCGGGGTTGACGTCGACCTCGGGGACGCCGCCGATGCCCCCGGACGCTGACGCGGTCCCGCCCGTCGCGGTCTGGCTCGACGGGTTGTTGGCGGGCATCACCCGCAGCACGTAGCCGACCGTCGCGCCGGGGACGAGCTCCATGGACACCATGAAGGGGACGCCGTTGACCCCGGTGATCCCGGCCGAGGTGAACAGCAGGCCGCCGCCGGCGTTCTTCCCGGTGAGGGTCAGCGTCCCCGATGACGCGGTGGTGTAGGTGAGGATGACCGTGGCCACGACGCCGCCGGTCAGGTACTGGCACACGACCGCGTTGTTCGTGTCGCCGCCGGCCGGGACGTGCAGCAGGAACCGGGTGAAGTTCCCCGCCGGGGCGGCCAGCGGCGTCCAGGACAGCTTCACCTTCCCGGCGCCGCCGTTGCCGCCGCCGTGCGCGGCCTGGCTGCCGGCGTTCATGCCGCCGGACCCGCCGCCGGCGCCGGGCACCGCGCCCGCGGTGCCGCCCTGGTCGGCCGCTCCGCCGTTGCCGCCCTTGCCGCCCGCGCCGCCGCCGGTGACCGCCGCTCCCCCCGCCGCGCCGGTGTTGCTCGCGCCGCCGCCAGTGCCGTTGTTCCCGGCCGCGGCCGTGCCGCCGGACGACCCGCCGCCGGACCCCCCGTAGAACAGGCCGGAGTTCTTCCCGCCGTTGCCGCCGTTGTGATGGGTGGCGTTGGCGCTCCCGGTGCCGCCCTTCCCGGACCGGGTACCGGTGAACAGGCCTCCGCCGCCGCCGTGGGCGGTCACCGTCACCGCGTCGCCGGGGAAGGATGACGTGCCGCCGTTAGCGCCCTGCCGCTGCCGCAGGCCGGTGGCGATGGTGGCCAGCGGCCCGCCCGCCCCGCCCGCGCCGACCGTCACCGTGTACGCGGTCCCCGCGGTGACCGCCACCGCGGTTTCCTTCGCGTACTCGCCGCCGCCGCCCGCCGCGTCCATGTTGTTATTGGCCTGGTAGCCGTTCGTCCCGCCGCCGCCGCCGGCCCAGCACTCCGCCGCCGTCAGCGACGTCAGCCCGTCCCGCGGAACGAACGAGTGCGTCCCGGGGCTGGTGAACGTCGCCGAGCCGGGGTCGCCGAACGGGCCGGTCAGGCAGGTGATCACGGCCCCGTTCAGCGCCGGCAGCGGGTCCGACCCGCCGAAGCTGGCATCAGAGGCCAGCGTCGGCGTCCCGGTGAACGTCGCCGGCGACCCGGCGCCGGTCACCTCGGCCAGCGTCGCCGACGTGGACCCGTCCTCCATCGGCCAGTACGCCACCGGGTACAGCGGGTCGGACGGGTCCTTCTGCAGGTACCAGCGGGACAGCGCCGACCCCAGGTTCCCGGCCTGGTTCAGGCGGCGGCTGATCCCCGACGCGGTGATGTCGCACCACACGTCGTTCCCGCTGGTGTCCCGGGACTTCGGCCAGGAGGAGACCTCGCCGGAGAACGCGTACGCCAGCCCGGCGTCGGTGGAGTTCCACGACGCGGGCACGAGCACCCGGATCTGGGTGTTGCGGGTGATGTACGGGTAGAACGGGCTGGCCGTGTTCTTGCCGGTGAACGTGCCGCCGCGGTTGTTCAGCTGCAGCGTGCACTTCGCGGTGACCAGCTTGGACGACTCATCGGGCTGCCCGAACGTAATGCCGACGTTCACTGACCCGTCGCGCTGGTAGACGTAGCTTGTGATGTCGGTCCAGGTGCCGTTCAGCAGCAGGTCAACCTCCAGCTCCAGCGGCCCGGACCGCGGCCACGGGGTGCCGGTGAACTGCCCGTACAGTGAGCTGTAGGCGTCGGCGTAAAGGTCGGTGTACTCGCTCATGAGCGCGGTGGCGGCCATCGTCGCCGTGGAGCTCGGGGCCAGGTCGATTTCCAGCAGCGCGGGGAAGTCGCCGGCGTCCTCGTAGGCGCAGCTGAAGAACGGGCCGCCGCCGCCCGACGTGGTGGCCAGCACCGTCGGCCCGGGCGTGAGCCAGGTGGGGGCGGCGGAGGCGTTGACGGAGAACGCGATGACGTAGCCGTTCGCCGCCGAGGGCAGCGCCGGGACGGACAGCTGGAAGGACGCCGCGGCGACCGTGTCCGCCGCGGCGGTGAACTGGACCGGGACGAACAGCGTCCCCGGGCCGGCCACCCCGATGAAGTTGATCACCGCGCCGGAGGAGATCGTCACCGTCAGCGTGTCCGAGGTGGTCAGCGGCGTGGTCACCCATGCCTTGTAGATCCATGCGGGCTGGCCGGTGGTGGTGGCCTGATGGCCGGCCAGGGTGTACGCGTTGCCCTTGGAGTCCGCCACGGAGCTGATCGCCGGCGTGTCGGACGATACCGAGATCCCGATCACCAGCGGCGTCCCGGCGGCCACCGCGGACGCGAAGGTTCCCGCCGTCGAGGTGACCGACCCGGCGGAGTTCTTGCTGACGACGACGGCCGGGACGGTGAACGGCATCAGGGGCCGATTCGCTCGAAGTAGCTGCCGTCACAGTGCGCCGTGGGCGCGCCGGTGGTCGACGCCCACTGGAGCATCAGCTGCAGCGTCGCGGACGCCGTCGTGTTGTAGCCGGTGCCGCCGTTGTTGCCCGCCAGCGCCTGCTGCTGGGTGCCGCCGTGCGCCTGGATCGACCCGGCCAGGTTGACGTTCGCCGTCCCGCCCGCCCCGGTGGTCACCACCTGCACGATGATCTCGATCATCCAGTCGAACGTCAGCGACAGCGTGATGACCGTCGCCAGCATCAGCGACGACGCCCGGTTGGCGGTGGTCAGGCCGTTCACGCTGAACGTGAGGTTCTGCGCCGTGCTCCCCTGGACGCCGCCGCCCCATGCCTTGATCTTGTAGATGGTGCCGACGGCCGCGTCATTGCCGGGGACCACCCATCCGTGGCTGGCCTGCGCGCCGCCCGCCGCCGCGGTGACCACCGTGAACACCTGGCCGTCGGAGGCCGTGTACGGCAGCGACCCGGACATGCCCGTGTCGGACTTGGCCTGCGGCTGGCCGTTGCTGCTGGAGTACAGCACCGACTTGCCGCTGGCCGGGGTCGACGGCGTCGCGGTGTCGAGCAGCACGCCCGCGCCGAACTCGGAAATCGTGTCCGCCACACCGGTTGACAGCGCCGTGATCGCGTCCACGATCAGGTTGTGATCGCTGGTGTGCGCGGCGGTGCCCGGCGTCTTGGTGTCCGCCGGCACTGTAACCGTGACGCCCATCGTTGCCCTCCTAGTTCCCGAACGCCGCTTGGACGCTGCCGGGGTTGCCGCGGCCGCCGTTCACCCGCACGTACTGCTTGATCCACCACGCCATGAACCGGTCGAAGTCCGCCTGCCCGCTGCTGGCGATCACCAGCTCGATCACCTGCGGGCCGCCGCCGGCGGACAGCATCCGCTGGGTGTCGGGGTTGGAGTGGACCATCGCGCCGGGCGGCAGCGTCACCAGCTCCGCGCCGTGCTCCCCGACGAGGGTGAGGTTGGAGCGCATCCCGCCGGCGGCCGCAGCGCCGATGATGCCGCCGTGCGCGACCTTGCCGCCGGGGACGGTGCCGTGGCCGCCGAGCTGCTGGGTGACGACGTAGGTGGTGGCGACGGTGCCGTTGATGGCGTTCAGCTCGGCGCGGGCGCGGGCGATGGCCAGCTCCAGCTGCCCGATGTTGGCCTCGATCGCGGCGCGGCGGGTGGCGGTCAGGTGCGGGTCGGCCAGCTGCCGCTTCGCCGCGTTCAGCTTGTTAGTCAGGTCGGTGATGTTGCCCTCGATCGCCACCACCTTCGGCATGTTGGCCAGGTCGGTCTTCCAGCCCTCGATCTTGGCGTGGGCGGCATTGAACACGTTGTCGACGCCCTTGCTGAACTTGTCGAAGTTGGTCAGGGCGGTCTGGACGCTGTCGGCCATGTGGGTGCCCATGACGAAGTCGATGGCCTGGGCGATGGCCTTGGCTCCGACGAGGATGAAGTGGACCATGTCCAGGAAGCCGGCCGCGACGACGTGGTACTCGTTCAGCATCAGCTCCGCCCACGTCAGCACCGCCCGGCCGACGACGGAGAAGACCTCGGTCACGATGTTGCGGAACGTCTGGCTGGTCTGCCACAGGTGCACGATCCCCCCGACGACCAGCGCGATAGCGGGGATGATCAGGGTCAGGCCGCCGGACGCCAGCGCCACCGCCGCGCCGACGGCGATCAGCGCCGGGATCAGCAGGTGGTTCGCGTTCAGCCAGTTGAGCACCGACGCGACCACCTTGGTCACCAGCACCACCACCGGGATCAGCCCCGACGCCATGTCGACGATCGCCGGGAGCAGCTGGTTCAGCACCTGGACGGCGGCGGGCCCGGCCTGCATGAACATCTGCATGAACACGACCAGCAGCCGGGTCAGCTGCAGGCCCAGCATCGGGGCGACCTGGCTGGCCAGGGTGGTCATCTGGGCGATGAACGAGGCGAAGAACGGGGAGGCGAACAGCTTCTCCATCGGGGCCAGGACCGCCATGATGACCTTCGCCCCGGCCGGGATCAGCTTCTCCAGCGCCGGCATCAGCGCCGACAGTATCCCGACGCCCATCTGCGCCACGGCGGTCACCACCGGGGTCATCTCGTCCTGCAGCCCGTTCCACGCGTTGCCCAGCTGCTCGACCTGGTCCATCAGCCCCTTCTGCTGGGTGGTCAGCCCGGCCGTCGCCGCCGCCTCGGCCTTCAGGGCCGCCGCCCGCTGGGACTTGGTGGCGGCGGCGGCGTAGGCCAGCTGGGCCTTGGTCAGCGCGTCGTTGGCTGTCTTGACCTTCGTCAGGATCGGGATCGCCACCGCCCCGAATGCCCCGGCGGCCAGCCCCGCGGCGGCGAACGGCCCGGCCAGCCCCAGGCCCAGCGCGCCGCCGGCGACCCCTCCCAGGCCGCCGAGGACCTTGCCCATCCGGGACAGCGCACCGGACAGGCCGGAGCCGCCCACCTTCGCCTGCGCGGTGACCGCCTTCTCGCCGAGCTTGTCCAGGCCCAGGCCGACGGCCGCGATGTCGACCTCGGCGCGGGCCGCGCCCTCCAGGCCGATCCGCGGGGAGGACACCTTCCGGCCCAGCGCGGCGAGCTTCAGCGCCATCCGCTCGACGGCGACCTCGCCCTCCTTGTCCCCGGCGACGTTCACCCGGGCCGTCTCGATCATCCGGCCCATGTCCGTCAGCTTGCGCTTCAGTGAATCGAGGTCGAGCTTGGAGTTATCCTGCGACCCGACGACGATGGAGACCTTATTGTCCACCCGGCTCAGCCTCCCTCCGTGCTAGCGCCTCGATCTTCAGCAGCCGCAGCACCCCGGCGCCCTCCGCGTACACCTCGCTCGGCAGCTTGTGCCAGCGGTCGCACAGGCCCAGGATTGTTTCCGCCTCGGTCAGCTCAGCTGGCTTGACGACAGGGTTTCCACCGGGATCAATGCCGCCATGTCCGGTCCCGTCTCCGAAGTCCCGCCAGGCGGCGACGTCAGCGGCAAAGGGATATCGACCGACGCGACAGCGTCCATCCACGCCATGACCAGGCCCATCATGAAGTCAAAGTCCTGGTCGGCCATCCCCATCAGGTCAGGCGGTACCGGGGTGCCGTCGTCCTCCTCCAGGTTCCAGCCGACTAGCCGCTCGGCGAAGCCGGCGAACAGCTCCTCCGCCAGGCCCACCTTGACCGCCACGTCGGCGTCGTCGTCCTGGAGCTGCCCGGCGAGGCTGGTCAGCTCGAACAGCTTCTTGACCGGCAGGCCCTTGGCCTCCACCTCAAGGCCGTGGAACTCGTGGCCCTGCGGCCATTTCAGGACGTAGACCTTCCGCTTGTAGCCCATGTCAGGACCACAGGGGAACTGTGCCGTCGGCCAGGACGCCGGGGACCTGCGCGGTGAGCTCACCGGTCTGCGGGCGGGTCAGCTGGTAGTCGGTGTAGAGCACCTCGGGGGCCAGTGTCTTGCCGTTCGTCACCATCGTGGTCGTCCGGGCCACGCTTGTGGACGGCACCGTCTTGAACACGTCGTGGGACGCGCCCGCGGCCGGGTTGAACACGAAGTTCAAGGTCACGGAGAAGTCGGCGAGGAGCAGCAGCCGCTCGATCGCGCTCTTGTTGATGCCGGTGACGTCCTGCACCCCGCGGGGAGTGGCGAACTGCAGGTTGGTGAAGTCGTTGACGTTCGCCTGCGGCGTGCCGCCGCTGTCATCGACGCTCAGCGTTGTCCACGCCAGGCCGGTTACCTTGGCCATGGTTCAGCCCCTTTCTATGACCGTCGCTATGCGGTCCTGGTGATTGGCGAAGCTGTCCTGCCAGTCCGCCGGGTTCAGCTCGCGGCGCTCGGCGCGCGGGTTGCCGCGCCAGTCGCCGCCCCGCTCGAAGAACCGCTGCGGCCGGCCGACCAGCGTGCGGTGGGTACTGGCGGCGAAGCACGGCTGCCCGGCCTCGAACACCAGCCACGACTCACCCTCGGCCACGTCCACCAGGGTGTGCCTCCGGCCGGAATGCGTCGCCGCGTGCAGCAGCTGCGGGGCCAGGCCCTCCACGCGGACCCGCCACCCGTTCAGCCAGTTCGGGCATTCCACCTCGGCGCAGGTGGCGGCGCGGAAGTGCGTGGCCAGCGGCTGCGCGACCTGGTACGTCTTCATGTCGTGCGCGCCCAGCGCCGGGGCCGCGCGCATCAGCCCGTCAGCGCCCCGGATCAGCTCGCCGGCCACCTAGAACACCTGCCCGGCGATCGCGTTGCGGACGAACACGACCGCGAACACCGCGTTAGTGAAGGTGCCGGTCGTGACGACCTTCAGGAACTCGTTGATCGTCGTCACGTTGCTGACCGCCACCCGCTGCGCCCCCGGCACGGTCAGCGCCGACGACGTCAGGCCGGTTGTCGAGTAGGCGCCGCCCGAGGTGGTCGCCGACTGGATGTCGATCGTCACCGACGTGCCCGCGAACGCGATCAGGTGGAAGTACGCCTGCCCGCCGAACGCCGTGCCCGCGGACGGGTTCTCATCGATCGCCGCCCCGGTCGTCGCGGAGCCGTCCGTCCGCAGCTCAGTGGTGCCGTTGCCGGTGAGGTTCTTGCCCCACTCCAGCCCGAACGCGTTCGCCTGCGCGTCCACCGCGAACGTCAGCGCCCCGGCCTGGTCACGGGTCGGGTCGTAGTTGAGCTGCTTGGCGACCAGGGACGCCGCCGGGTTAAGCAGCGCCGTGCCCCGGAAGTAGCTGCACACGACGTCGGCAGTGGGCAGCGCGGACAGCTTCGGGTGCGCCCCGGTCGGGTTGAAGTAGCTGACCCAGGTGATGCCGCCGTCACGCAGGCCGCCGAGCCGCTCATAGGCGCTCTTGTTGATCGCGGTCACGTCGATGGGCGCCGGGCCGCCGTGGATGCTGCCCAGCGACGCCGTGTCCCCGGACAGGTCCGTGCCGTCGATGAGGAACTGGTCACCGAGTCCGGCCTGCTTCG